TTCTCGGGTAATGGGTATTTTGGTGCTGGAGAACTTTGGTTACAAGTAGTACCTACTAATAAGAATTCTTCACCCGCGGTAGTAGATGCTTATGAAAAATACAAGATAGTTGATGCGCTAACACGATGATAAAAATTGATCCTGTGGTTTGGTTTACTACAAGATGTTTAGACTTTAAGCCAGCTCATTTCGTATTGGCTAAAACTTCAGTAACTACTAAGTCTACCGAATGGATAGTAACTAATCTTAAGGGCAGATATGCTCTAATATCTATTATAGATGAGTTTTATCAAAAATCTCAAGTTCCTGCATTTGAGGATCCAAGAGAAGCTGTATTATACGAACTAACTTGGTCATAATAAATTTTACAATGTAGTCAAAATTTATTAAATAATTATATAATCAGGAGATTGAAATGAGTTTCTTAAGACATGTAGGCAAACACGGTGATCGTAAAATAGCAGTTATCTTTAGGGAGGTTCCCGGAGAGCCACATATGTGTTTGGTAACATACACTGAAACATTGAATATGCATGTTCACGACCCAATGATTCAATGTATTGAAAGTGACATTGGTCAGAATAGTGAAAACTTAGCAGATGCCCTTAACAGAACGTACACCAAAGACGGTAAACCTATTCTTCATGTACTTCACCATGAAGGTCAACTTAAAAAGGTTAATACAGAACAAATCGTAATGACCCCTCAACCTAATACTAGAATCAAGTTAAATGAATTGAACAAGATTCTAAACGAAATGCAACAGGGTGAGGAAGCAGTCCGTAGATTGGCTGAAATGGATAAAAGTATGGGATTACAAGATCCTGCTGATGTAGTCCGTAGAATGCGTGGACCACAATCTGGTGTTCCAGGATCAAGTGATATTTTAGGTGATAGTTCATTAGCACAACAAAGAATTGAACAAGCACAAAAAATGGAGCGTGAAGCACAGGGTCTATTAGCTGAATCAAAGCGTTTAATGGAAGAAGCTAAATCATTAGATCCCGATATTGGTGCATCCACAACACCAGTTGTTGACGCAACTCCAGTTAAGGCAAGAAAATCAAGAGCAAAAGTTAGTGCATAATGTCACCAGAATTTATCTCCAAATGGGAACACATCCTAGAGGATGTTGAAAAACAAAAAATTCCAGTGCAATTCATTAAAAAGATAGTACTGAAATTGCAGGGTAAAAGACAGCAAACAATTAATATTGAAAAATTTTTAAGCCAAGGTCTAGATCCAGATCAAATTGAAGAAGCGGTAAGTAGAAAGCTTCATGAACTTGATGATTCTATTACTAGCCTAGAATTTATTCTCAATGTTCAAAGTATTGCTGATACCGTTCAACCTGAAACAGATCGTTTATTGGGCAATTTATGAAATTGATTATTGCCTGTGACCCTGATGGTGGGATAGGTTATCAGAATAAATTACCTTGGAATAAAATTGAAGGTGATTTACCTAGGTTTAAAGAATTAACAACAAATAATATTGTAGTAATGGGCCGTAATACTTGGGATAGTCTTCCTAAAAAACCATTACCTAATAGAATTAATGTTGTGGTTACTAAAAATAATATTAGCGAAGTTACTACTATTCCTATTATATCAGAACATTTCAAAAATGATTACCCCAATGCTTATTTAATAGGTGGTGCTAAATTAATTAATACGAATTGGTGGGCTATAGATATGATTCACCTAACAAAAACTTATTTTAAATATGTTTGTGATACTTTTATAGATTTAAATTATATAGAGAAAATGTTTAAAGTTATTCAAAGTGAAAATCATAGCGACCATGTTTACCAAGTTTTAAAACGCAAATGAAACAATATATTGACTTATTAAAAGATATACTAGAAAATGGCGAAATGAAAGACGACAGAACTGGTATAGGAACAATATCAGTATTTTCTAGACAATTAAGATTTGATTTACGCAAGGGATTTCCTGCTGTTACTACTAAAAAATTAGCTTGGAAAGCCTGCGTGGGTGAACTATTATGGTTCATTGAAGGTAGTAGCGACGAGCGTAGACTAGCTGAAATAACATACGGTACTAGAGAAGGTGCTGTTACAATTTGGACACCTAATGCGTTGGCAAGTTATTGGAAAGATAAGGCAAAATTTGACGGTGATTTGGGAAGAGTCTACGGAGTACAATGGCGAAATTGGTTAACACATATTCCAACCGGCAACCCCGATCTTGATGGAATTAATGGTAAAATATACTTTAATCCAATATACGAACATATTGATCAATTAAAAAATCTACTTAAAGGACTGGTAGAAGATCCTAATGGCCGTAGACATATTCTTAGTGCATGGAATGTTGGTGAATTAAATCAAATGGCATTGCCACCTTGTCATGTTATGAGTCAATATTATGTAAACAAAAAGCGTGAATTGAGTTGCCATATGTATCAGAGGTCCGTGGATGTTTTCTTGGGTCTACCTTTCAATATTGCTAGTTATGCTCTACTAACACATTTGATTGCCCATCATTGTGGTTACAAAGTTGGTGAATTAATTATCAGTACCGGTGATACCCATATTTATAAAAACCATATTGACCAAGTTAAAGAACAATTATCCCGTGATCCGTTATCCTTACCTACATTAATGCTATCCGTAGAAAAGAAAGATATTTTTACAATGACTATGAATGATATTCACTTAGAAGGATATGCTAGCTATGACCCAATCAAAGCGGAAATGGCTGTATGAAAGATTATATAGAAACTAGGGTACATTACTTCAGCGTAGGTGATGCAGAAGATCCTGATATCTATGCCGCTCAACCCCTTTGGGAATTTCAACAGACAGAAAAGGGCAAGTGGATTATGGATAATTCTATTGAAACACCTATTTGGCATCGGCATATAGATCATAATACATTTGGTTATACTTATTATGTTACCGCTAAATTGCCTAAAGAAAAATATACATTTTTCAAACTTAAATTTGATTAATTGAATCCCGTAGATAAATACGGGCATGTGGATCTTATCTGTTTTACCTAGTTACGCTATACATGGTTTATTAACTGCTGGTATTATTGGTGTAATTCTAGGCTTTGTATTAGGGTTTATACCAATAATTGGTAAATATAAACTACCCATTCAAATTATTAGTATATTAATACTAACTCTTGCCTTATACTTAGAGGGCGGGTTAGAAAATGAACGCTTATGGCAATTGAAAACTAAAGAAGTAGAAGCCAAAGTTGCTGTATCAGAAACTAAAGCGGTAGAAAAAACTGTAGAAATACAAGAAAAGATTGTAAACAAAACCAAAGTTATTAAACAAAAGGGCGATGACATAATCAAATATATTGATAAAGAAATCGTTAAAAAAGAAGAGATTGTCAAATATATAGAAAATTGCCCAGTGCCACAAGAAATAATTGAACAGCATAATAAGATTGTAAATCTATCTAGTCAATCTTCGGGCGAGAAGAAATGAAAAAGTTAATACCAATGGTATTATTACTATCAGCCTGTGCTAGTACTCCTGTTCCAATAGAGCGTAAATTTCCGCCGTATCCTAATACATTGTCAGAAAAATGTGAGCCATTAAAACCAATTGAACCTGCTGATAAAGTAGCCATTACAGACATGTTAAAAACAGTAGTTGAAAACTATGTAACATATTATAATTGTGCAACTAAAGTTGAAGGTTGGCAAGAATGGTATATTGAACAAAAAAGAATATTTGAAAGCGTAAAATAATTCTCAGTTCACAAAAGCCTTCTATGTGATAAATACTGTATAGATTTGGAACATAGCTATGGCCACAATTGAAGTTATTAATGTAGGGGCAGCTGCCAATGATGGCGACGGTGATCCCTTACGCACTGCCTTTCAAAAGGTAAACAATAATTTTGCAAATATTAATTCTATAGGATTTTCTACAGCACAGGAAATTACTGTTGGTGTAAGTCCTCAATTGCTATTAAGTACTCCTGTATATTATTTTACACAGGCTACTATGCAAATTAATTCTAGTAATTTACTGAATGATGATAGTCAAAATATTGTGATATATTCAGCAATTAATAATGGATTAACTGATGTTAATTGGACAGGACAATTTAGTCAATATTTTGGAAATCTTGTAACAAATTTTGACATGATTGTAGAAAATGGCAATGTTAATTTATATGCACTTCCTTTGGGTAATGCAGCCAATACTACAATTTCACATTTTATTTCTTATCAAATAACATATAATTATATAGCTTCAGGCAGTATAATAGCACTTTCCCAAGATACAAATTCTGAATTGGTAACTGAAACTGGATTATTAATTACAACATGAGGGCTAGAGAATTTATTACAGAAGCAATAGGATCTATACAGCCTGCGTTAGAGCGCACATTACCTGCAGCATGGGTTATTGATAAATTAAAAAATAATGATTTTTATACACAATATAGATTTGGTGTTGCATTAGCAGGAGCAAAGGGAGCTAAACAGCGGCAAGAAGATTCTGTACCTGAGTTCGCTAAAGAAACTCCATGGGGAGAAAATTTAGTTATAGTATCATATGCAGGCAGAGATCCATTACAGGGATATCTAGATGATGCAATGCATGAGATGGGACTGAAGCCAAGTGACGCAAAATTACTTACAACACCCAAAAGTGAAGAGCCGGTAGATACCGATACTAAGAGTACTTTAAAACCCTTTAAAGGGTACAAGAAATGAGAGCCTATGAATTTTTAATAGAGGGTGATGGTAAACCTAACCAAAACCATGTACAAGTATCTAAGGGCATGTATAAAGTTCGTGATGTAGGTGGATATGATAGAACATATCACTTAAATCGTTTATGGATGGCTATGGCAATGGCTGATGGTAAAAGTCAAGATGCAGTAGAAATGGATAATGCTAGTTTTGTTGAAAAATATAATACCGTTCATCCATATACCGAAGAAGAATATAATATGTTTATTGCAGCCACGAAGACGATCCCTTCAGAAATAAAAGATGTTATTCCTTATTCCAAAAGTGAAGAACCCAAAGATACTAATACCAAAAGCATTGCAGTAGGATTTAAGGGATATAAAAAATAATTTATCTTAAGTTTGCGAATAAATATATGTATGGAGACGGTTGCATATGTATATAAGTGGATTCATCTACCTACTGGTAAATGGTATATAGGGTCCCGAACTAGAGCGGGAGGCCATCCTGAAGATGGATATTACTGTTCAAGTAAAATAGTCAAACCATTAATACTATCAAATCCAAATGAATGGAAACGAGAAATACTAGCAACTGGTACACCTGCTGATATGTATGCGTTAGAAACTAAATTACTACAGGATTCAAATGCTAAACATGATTCAGCAAGTTACAATCAACATAATAATGATCGCTCACCGATTCGTACCGGTATCCCCCACACACCGCAATCAATAGATAAAATGAGTGGCCCGCGCAAGCCTTATGGTCCGCAAACACCAAACCATATTGAAAAACGAGCAGTCAAAAAAAGAGGAATAGGTAGGCCTGATTTAGGCCTATTGAATAGGTCTAGAGTCGGAATCAATAATCCAAATTTTGGAAAAATACAGTCCGATGAATGGAAGCTAAAAAATAGTATAGCCAATTCAGGTAAACCCAAACCACAAATTAACTGTCCACATTGTGGAGTTACAGGTGGTACTGGGGTGATGTCTAGATGGCATTTTAATAACTGTAAACAAAAGAAAGACCAACCATGATTGATGTTAACCAAATATTTGACACTGTTAAACTTAAGTTTTATTATGAATATCTAGTAAACTGTCACATTTATAGTGAGGGTGATAGTAAGTTTCATCAAGCATTAACAACTGAAGTAGTAAAAACCTATGTCGATCCGTTAAATTTGCCCAAAGATGCTAAAATCTTAGATTTGGGCTGCGGTCCGGGATATTTCTTAGATGAAATGAAAAACCGAGGCTATACCGATGTAGTAGGAGTAACATTAAGTCCTGAAGATGTAAAAATTTGTGAGGATAAAGGTCATACTATTAAAAAATATGATTTAAGTTTTTTACCACAAAAAGATGGTTATTACGATGAATCTGTAGATTTTATATTTTTACGGCATGCATTAGAACATAGTCCTTATCCTATCTTTAGTTTAATGGAGTATAACCGTGTTCTTAAACAAGGTGGCAAAATATATATTGAAGTTCCCGCTCCTAACTGTGAAAGACAGCATGAAATGAATCTAAATCATTACAGCATTTTGGGAGAGACTCAACTAATAGCACTATTCCTTAGAACTGGGTTCGACACTAATATATTCAATAGTATTGAGTTTGATTTAGGTATGCCTGCTGAAAATGGCGAACTTAAAAACTTTAAAGAAAAGTATTATTGTGCAGTTCTTACAAAAACTAGACCCTTAGACATTAAATAAAAGATAAATACTCATTATAAGTGAGTATTTTAAGATAA